TGGAAGCCTGTCGGTAGCGGCTGAGAGATCCAGTGAAGAACACGAAGGATCAATAAACTTAAACCGACCCAAATGCGAAAAGCTTAAAAAAGCTTTTATTTGGTCAAAAGTTCCATCTTCAGCAATAGAAGATAATATACGGAACAACCATAAGTGGACCGGACGTAACACCCATTGTGTTAGTGGGTCCACTATAGCTACGGTTCTTAACTTACCTGCAGCTTCTTTTAAGGCAACCAGGCGTCCAATTGCGGCACCATCCAAAGTTCTCACAAATTGAGGATTTGTTACCAGGCTCCAAATCTGCTCGAAAAAGTTGAATTTACGAGGCTCGTCATTTTTTACGATGACTCCCCCAGTAAGCCTAGGATTCACTACCAAGGTAGAAGTCCCATGCTGTTCAATTCAAAGTTTTCCCCGGATCCGACCAATACTAGGGTCGAAGTTCCGAGGCAGATCAGCTGGTAAACTCTTCTGAACAGGAAGAGTGATGTTGCCACCTAAAAGCAGAGCTTTTAGATCCGGGAATACATGTTCCATGATATGCGTTAGGGCTCGAACAAGGGAAGCATCTCTGACCTTACGCTCATCTTTATCAGATGCAGATAACTCAGAGAAACTAAGTGCAGACTTTGCATTTAGAATTTTTCCCCGTCAAGCGAAAACCGCAGCCATGATAGCTTCATAAGAGGTTCCAGTAACCCCAGAAGCCATAGTGATAAGGGCGGAGACCTTCTCACTGAGCACGAACTTCCCACGCCCCGCAGTTTCCCGTAAACCTTGCAGTTTATCGACCTTTAGAGCCTCCCAGAAAGGAGGGATAAAGGACTCAAGATCAACAAAAACTCGTTGATCTCCAGTGAAACTGTCTGTTATTGTCTTTGCATTGAAACTTTTGTGTTTACACATTAGGTATCTATATGTATTAAAAAGAGACAACCAGAGGGAGATGATACGCGGATCACCTCTTCGGATTAAACGCCGCTGCACACGAGGTATAATTCGTGGTAAACCACGCCGTGTGACCGCAACCCCTACCTTCGCAATTGCTCTAGAAGGAGTGACGGATTTCTGCCGAGCACAGTACTGCTGTAGCAATACCGAGCAGGTCTTAAGGTACAGGATTAAAAACTCAGTACCAGAGTTTCTGTTGCAGGTGTAAAGGAATCTACAGAAAGCCTTTAACACCTTTACATTACTCTTAGTGGGTGCCTTCGCGTAGCAAAGGCCAAAGATTACAAGGTAAAATTTGACCAGTGCAAGCCCCCCTTTTATTGGGAGCAGCTCAGTTAAAAGAGCTTTCTGTTTCTCCAACAATTCTGAAAGTAAAACCGATTTTTTAAATATGTTTTTCATTTTTTCAAAAATTATTTTACAGTTGATGGGTTGCCTATGGAGGAATGCGTGAATGTACGTTGTCACGCCTACGTCGATTATTTATTCTCGATCTAGAGATTTCTCAACAAGTAACTAGCACTGGAGAGGGCCGACCTTTACGTCAGCTCATTAAAAGATGGGAGTTGAGCTCCCCTGTACTTCCTTTTCAAATATTAGTTTAGATTTACGGAAATCCTCGTAGATACACGTCATCCTTTTGGCACCATTTCTTGATGATAATCAATATGTACTCTGCCGAGAGTATATCCAGGTTTTATACATTGATTACCAAGGCAACACCGTATTTGGCCACTCTACCTACACGGTTGATATGATTTATCATAGAAAATCGTTAAAAACTAGCAGTGAAACCGTTTTTTAGACGGGATGTTTACATCACCATTACTTTGTTCGCCCCAAAGTGCCCAAGGATGAAAGTATTCAAGATAGTGGAAACTATCCGGATACTTCCAGAATTGTAGAGCAGACAGAGAGCCCAAGTTAACCCTTCGGTTTTCTCCGGAAACTCCTTCAGTGACGGCCATATCCGCTTTTGGACATAGTCGCTAAATTAATACCACGGTCAGAGCACCAGCGAGCCGCAGAGCGCCTTACAAGGCGGATCCTCTTGCGAGGACTGAGGTTGTGCAACCTTACAAATGGTTGAATCACACAGCCCCTCTAAAATCACTTTCAAAGAAGTAATGCTAATGACAGAGCCTTAACAGGTTGTATTTATCTTAGCAGAGCTTTGAAAGCTGGATTACCGATCTCGGACTTAGCGTTGTTTTTCAAACGACAGCCCCCGAGGCACGTAGCATAGCCAGAGCTACTTAGGTACAAGATTTTAGAAGACTCATTTATGAGCATGCTTATCTTGATCTGCAGGCAACAAGCCTCGACTATATCGAGAGATATAGTTGTAATGTTCAATTTTGGTACAAAAACCAAGAAATCTTAAACGTAAAACGCAAATTAATGCAATTTCCGTTCAGCGGAAGTCAAGATTCCTATATTCAGGAAGATTGATAACTATTTGAACGATAGTGGGACAAG